GACCTATACCTTTAAGACCTCCCCGGCAGCTGCAAATGATGTTGCCATTAAAGGGACTGTATATGGAACAGCCCAGAACTTGGCGGATGTTATCAACGGCGATTCCGACGAGGCTTACGCGGGGACGACTTCCCCGTCTTTGGACGTTTCCGCAGAAGTTGAGGCTGGCGTAATGACTTTGACAGCCCGCACGGCTGGAACTGCCGGCAATAGCTTGGCTTTGGTGCAGACCGGCGATTTTGCAAATGTATCCGGTGCGACCTTGTCCGGCGGCGTTAATTCGTCAACTTCGTCTGTAACCGACACCGTGCAGCTGACGAATGTTAAGTTTAGAAGTTCCGGCGCTGCTGGCGACTTGGCTTTGGTTGAATTTGTAACCGACTAGAATAAGGAGTATAGAAAATGAGTATCACTTATGGTGGACAAAAGGCAGTAACCGCACAGGAAGTTGCTTTTTCAATCTATACAGCCGTTGATTCCGCATTTTTTGACGTTGAATACCCGGAGCAGGACTGGTATAAAGTCCTTAAAGACGACCAGATTATCTCCAACATCAACGCAGGCGCACAGAACTACGGGTTTATTACCCGCGACCGTCAAGGCTCTGCAGCGTTTATCGGACAGGCTGAAAATAACAATATCCCGATGGTTTCGCAGTCTATCGGTGCGGTAACCGTTCCGCTGGCTGCCTCTGCCGTTGGGGCAAAAATCAATAACGAAGATGCTAGACAATGGCAGTTTGGATTTAACGGAAATCTGGCGCAAGAACTTGGCGAAATTATGCGTGTTGCTTGCGATAACCTGATTGAAACGTCAACGATGTTCGGCGATTCTTCTGTTGGTTTCCAAGGGTTCATCAATTACCCGGGCGTTGTCATCTCTAACGCTATGCCGTCCGAATCGGTTCCGGCATCCACGAAATGGGAGGACAAGACGGCGCAGGAAATGATTAAAGACGTGCAGTCGGGTATCCGCGCGGTATATCTCCGCACCAGAACGGTTATGCTGCCGAATGTTGTCTTTTTGCCGCCGGAGCAGTTCTCTATGCTGAACGACACGCCGTTCACGTTGGGGACTGGCGGGGCAACAGCCGCATTTAGCTCCGCGCTGGATTACCTGAAACGCAATAATCTGTATACACAGTTGCGCGGGCAGGAACTGGAAATCGTGCCGATTCGTTATCTGCAGGGAGCAGGTGTTGACGGTGCTAACCGTATGGTTGTTCAAGACCGTAGCGCGAAAAATCAGGCTATGCCGTTCCCGCTGCCCTATCAGGTGCAAGCGCCGGTTCCGGTTCCGCTTGGTGCCGAGTTCTATTCTGAACAGAAACACGGCTCGTATGCTATGCGCCAACCTGCAGCGACTATGTATGTTGACGGTATTTAATCATAACTTTTGAAAATGGGGGTAAATAAAAATGGCTTTTCAAAAAGGAAATAAATTAGGCAAGGCGGCAAAAAAAGCCGCCGAGCCTAAAAAAGAGGTTAAGGCAGCGGCAGAAGACAAAGCGGAAGAGGTAAAAGACTCTGATGTTTTGGCGGCAGTCAATCAGGAAAAACTGGCAGCAGCGCAAGGCGTGAAAAAAGAGGCGCAACCGGTAGAAAAGGAATATATCCCGGCCAGCAAGTCATATTACACGGTTTGGAATATGTCCGTAAACCCGCTTTTATTGAGAATCGGCAAGCACGAAATTGAGATAATCTCACGGGAGTGCAAAAAGGTTGACGCAGATATTTTTGAAGAACTGTTAAAACTTCAATATATCCGCAATCTGCTTGACAAGGGGCTTTTACGGGCAACCAAACAAGTGGATAAAGACGAGCCGTTAAGTAAAGATATATCGGTGCAGAAAGCCCCAGAATATCTGACGGAAAACGTAAGCCGGACAGACGGGTTTATGACCATTGCCGCGGAAGTCAAAAAAGACGCAGGCGGCAAGGCTTTTAAACCGGCTGGAAGTATTGATATTAACTTAGGGTAAAACAAAATGGCGTTCGTTTATGTAGATTTTATAAAAGCTTATCCCGAATTTGCCGTTGTGGAGCAATCCGCCGTAAATTATCGGGGCAGCTTTGCCGATAGGTTTGTAAGCAATACGACTTTTGGCGAGTTTAGAACGGACGCCGTTTTCTTGTTTGCCGCGCATTGTTTGGCGATTGAGTTCAATATCTCGTCCGGGTTGGCAAATGCCGGGAAAAATTCCAGTATGTTAAATACCGGAGTGGCAAGCTCAATCAGCGCGAGCAATGCGAGCTTATCACAATCGTTTGTCAACAACTCTTTGATAACAAGCGACAATCCGCTTTTTGCCGATTTGGGCAGAACGGTTTACGGCTTGCGATTCCTTGAGCTGTTGCAGATGTGCGCGCTTTATGGCTACGTTGTTTTAAGCCCTGACACATTTTGAGGATTTGGAAAAATGCAGGCGACCGCGACTTTTCAACAGAAAAATAAAGTTTTTGCGGAAAAGCTTTTGAAGAAAGCAAAAAAAATGCAAGACCTTGAGGCGGCTTGCGGTTTTCCGAATACTGTCAATTTGAAATATGACAACGGCGCAAGTGTTATTGATGTGGCAATATGGAATCAATACGGGACTTATAACAGCCCGGCGCGTGATTTTATGACACCCGCAATCAATAATATAAAGGCGCAGTGGGGCAAAATGGCAAAAGTGGCAATGCCCGCCATAAACGCCGGAAAACTTGACGCAGAAGTTGTTTTTAATCAGGGCGGGAATATGGCGCAAGGCGAGATAAGAAAGTCAATCGTTGACTTGAAAGACCCGCCGAATGCGCCGTTTACTGTTTCTGGTGGGTGGATGCACAACAAGAAAAGCGGAAAGCTTTTTTACGCCAAGGGCAAAGGTTCGGATAATCCGCTGGTTGATACAGGAAAAATGCTTGGGGCTGTAACTTATACGGTAAGAAAAAGGAGTTAAAGCGTTGTCTGTTTTGCCTATGGATTTTAGCTATACTTTACAGGCGTTCGGGCGCAATCATAGCGTAAGCGCCTATGAAAAGCGTGGTGAATTAAAAGGCGGGCGCTGGATTAAGACGATAGAGAATCGCCGGGCAGTTGCCAACTGTATTTTGCTTAATATTGAAGAAAAAAAGCTTGAATTGATAGCCGAGGGAAATTTGGTTGACGAGGCGTATTGCGTGATGTTTCAGGATATGCAGGATACGTTTTACATCTCCGACCAGCAAAACGCGGATATTCAACCGTTGCAGACTTTTCTTGAAATTGACGGCAAGGAATTTATTGTTATGAAAAACCCGGCGACACACAAAAACGCAAATTTTAAGAGCTACTATGCGATTCGGTATAAGGATATAAAGAACGATGTCAATGCAGGGGCTTAACATAGACGAACAGTTAGAACGGGCGCGGCAGCTTTTCCGTAGCTTGGCGGAGGTTGCCACCGGCTTGCCGTGCGTTATAGCGCCGTATGACGGACCAACTCCGGCGAATCAATATTGTTCTGTTTGGGTGAAAGAATTAAGCCCGGAGCAAAACGATATACAGTATACCGGATTTGATGAAGAGGGCGATTTTTACATTGACCAGAAAAACGAAACATATTTGAAAGTTGAGTTTAAGGCGTTCGGACAAGGGGCGCTTGCGGCGCTTGAGAAAGTCATCAGCGAGCTAAAAAGCCCGGAGCGGGGGTATGGTGCGACCGATGACGAAGACCCGCTGGAAAGGATAAAAAACGCGCCTTTGTGGCAGTATCTTGGATATGGCGGACACGATAATATTCAGGATATATCAACGGTTGTTTTGGGCAAGGTTTTGCCGCAGGCAGTCGTTAATGTTTATTTTTATGCAAACTTGAGCACGGTTAAAGTCATAGAGGGTTTTGACGTGGTTGACTTAAACGTTAGTGTTCGTGATAATAAAGAAGATATTTTTACGGTAAAAATAGGAGGACAACAAAATGTCAATAACACCGATTGAACTTGACGTTCAAATTAGTTTAAGCAGAGCGCAGTCATTGACCCCTACGGATATGACGTTGCAATGCTTTAATACGCCGAACGTTGATTTTTTGCACGGGGAGCGCGTCCGGTTTTTCAGCGACAGCGATTCCTTTAATGAAATTACAACAAGCGGTAGTTCTGTATACTGGGCGGGCAATGCCTTTTTCGGCTTGACTTCCCACCCGGCGCAGATTGCCGTAGGGCGCATTTTCACGGAAGACCAGCCGGCGTATTTAATGAGCGCGTCTGTTGATTATGCGGCTTTGGCGTCTGTAAAAGAGGGCGCGTTTAGCGTAGCGATTGACGGTGTGCGTCAGGAATCCTCGCCGACCGATTTTTCCAGCGTAACAAATTTACAAACTTTGATTGCAGCATTAACGCCGCATGCAAATGCTAATTTTATTGTTGGAGAATATAACGGCAATTTGATTTTGAAGAGCAAGACGAACGGCGCAAACTCTTCTATCGGCTACGCCGCAGCTCCGACTGCAACGGAAATTGAAACACCGGCAGTTTTGACCGGCGGCACGGTAACACCGGCAAGCCTGACAAGCATATCAAACGGAGCTTTTAAAATCTCTGTTAATGGCGATGAAAAAGATATTACCGGGCTTGATTTTGCAAGTGCTGACGATATTAGCGGCATTGTAACAGTTTTGACCGGAAAGATTGACGGCGTAACGGTTACGGCAAATGAAGAAAGCTTGATTTTGACGACGACCGAAACAGGAAGTGCGGCAACCTTGGCTTTTGCAAGTGCCGGTTCTGCCGGAACTGATGTTTCCGCTTTGCTTGGCTTGACTTCCGGGGCTGGCGCTAGTGTTGTAAACGGCACAACGACACCGGTTGTTGATATATCCGAAATGTTGGGATTGACGCAGGAAAGCGGGGCAAGCTTGCAAGCGTCCGGTTATGTTGCGGGTTCAATCACCGAAGAGCTGGCAGCAAACCGCGCTTATATCCAAAATATCGGCTCAAATGCCTATGCTTGGAGCTTGGATGCTGAATACAGAGACACGCAGGACGCACAGGATTTTGCCTCTTGGGTTAATGGCTTGGGCGTTGAGGGCGTAACCTGTATTGTAACGAATAATCCGAATGTTTTAAATGCTTCGGATACTTCAAACATTGCCTATATCTGCAATTCTATGAATTATCAGGGTGTGGCGACGTTCTATCACGATAACGCGCAGGTTTACCCGGATGTTGCTTATTTAGCGACTTTGCAGTCCGTTAACTATGCAACGGCAAACAGCGTTTTGGATATGAAATTTAAAAACTTGGGTTCTATCCCGGCTGTTACCTTGCCGGATTTGAACACAAACCTGACAACGCTGGACAACAAGCACTGTAACACGATTACCTATTGGGGAACAAGGGACGCTTTGTGCGTAAGAAACGGCGACCAGTCGTCAAGCTTGTGGCGTTCTGATTTGTGGGTGAACGTCTGCAACTTCATTGCCGAATTGAAAATCAATGTTGCAAATGTATTTTTACGCAACAAAAAAATTCCGTATACGGTTGCAGGGCAGACCTTATTGACTTCCGCAACCACGCAGACGTGCGATGCCTATGTAACAAACGGGAGCTTTGCCGACCGCGAGTATGCCGACAGCACGTCGGAAAATGGCGTATCTTTGGCAAAAGCCTATACAATCACGCCGCAGCCGATTTCAAGTTCAACACCGGCACAACGCAGAGCGGGAATTGGAACGCCGTTTGCTATTGTGTTGAATGATAGCGGAAGTATGCGGAGTATTGCAATCTCTGTTGAAGTTGTTGATTAAGAGGAGTTAAGACAATGGCAGTAAGAAAAATTTACAATCAGGGGCAGCTTAGTTGTTCTTTTAATGGAACACATCTGCAAGGCTTAATGTCCGGTGCCTCTGTAACAATTCACACAATAGGCGGTGAAGTTGAGCTGACCGAAGGCACAGACGGCGGAGCGGCGAACATTGCCACTTTGCAGGGCGGGCGAATCACGGTAACGTTTCGCGAGACTTCCGACAGCGTGGACTTCCTAAATACGCAGGTATCGCTGCAGCAGGTAAGTTCAACGCCGGGCGTGTTTATTCTGTATTCGGGCGTAAAACGCTTATATACGATTGCAAATGCGCTTGTGTCGGTTCCGGCAGACCTATCCACCGGCGACAAACAAATGGGCGGGGTAGCCTTTGACTTTGTCGGCACCGGAATGGTTGTTGCACCGGGCGAGTAAAACAGGAAGAGAAAAAGCCCCGGATAAAAACGGGGCTTTACTTAAATTAACAAACGAAAGGTTGTAAAATGGATAACTTGGGGGAATTTACAAGCTTTTCCGTAAATGGAAAGACCTACAACATAAAAAACTTCAGTGTGTTTGAGGCATTGAGTTTTCATATTGAATTTATGGCTACAATGGGCGGTTTTATCGGTTCTGCAATAGCTTTGTTTAACAACAAAGGGGAAGAGCCTAAAAAGGGGAAAAACGCGCCACAAGGCAAAAAAACGAGCAATGACGAGATAGCCGAGCTTTTTGCAAAAATCAAACCGGAAGAAACAGAACGGTTGATGAAGAAAGTTCTAAGCCGGGTTATCACGCCGGAGCAGATTTGCCTGGAAAATCAGGCGGCGGCTAACGACTGGTTCGGCAGACCGGAAAACGCTGGGGACTTATGGCTTGTATGCTTAAACGGGCTGGTGTCTTTGGTGGGGGAATATTTACCGAGTGGGCTAAATACAGCGCTACTCGGGTTCAAGAAAGTTCTGGCAGGGCTATCAGCATTGAGCCCGGACAACGCGTCTATGCCTTTATCGGGGAGCCGGTAAGGCGTGGGCTTGTAGACTTTGCCGGGTTGTATAACGGCAAGGTTTCAATTAAAATGTTTTTTGAGGCAAAACGGATGGCGGACTGGCTTAATTATATTGAGGCGGCGAGCTATCATAAAGAGGGCTGACAAATGGCTGTTGTTGACGAGTTAGTTACATTATTATCGTTTAAGACGAGCCCCGGAACTGAAAAGGCTATAAAGTCCATCAAAGACGGGATATCTACGTTAAAAAGCGAGGTTACGAAGTGGGCGGCAGCAGCAACGGCAGCCGGAGCAGCCACATCTGCTTTTTTGCTTAGTGCAAGCGATAAGGCGATAGAACTGCAAAAGCTATCGCAATCAACCAACTTGTCAACAGACAGCCTGCAGCAATGGCAATATGCGGCGGAGGCTGTCGGCGCGTCATCGGCTGCCGTAACCTCCGACCTTGAAAGCTTGTTAAAAACGATGAGTTCCCCGATTCCGGGCGAGCTTAATATGGAACTTATGATGTTAGGCGTAAGCGTCCATAATGCAAGCGGGCAGCTTAGGGGTGCTGATGAAGTATTAAAGGACGTTGGCGACAAATTAAATAAAATGAGTTCTGCCCGTGCTGTCCAGTGGGCGGAGCGTGTCGGCATATCAAACGACACTTTGATGTTGCTTAAACAGGGGCGGCAGGGTTTAAGCGAGCTTTTTGAAGAGGCGCAGCTTGTTGGGGCGATTATACCGGAAGACGCAATTAACCGGGGCGCGGAGTTATCAAAATCAATCAAAACGCTTAAAACGGTTTTTCAAGCGTTAGGAAACAGCATTGCTTTGAGCTTTGCGCCGAACTTAAAAAAAGTTGTGGATAACTTCAAACAATTTTTAATTAACAATGCTGATTTTGTCCGTCAGGGCTTAGGTGTAACGATTGACGGGGTGAGCTGGGGTTTCGGGCGCTTTTGGGATATTCTCGTTAAAATTAAAGACGGGTTTGTTGCTTTGCTACAACCTATGCAGCCGTTCTTAAAAAATATGGATGCGGTTAAGATTGTTGCCGGGCTTGTTACCGGAGCGCTGGCCGGTTTTCTGGCGTTAATGGCTCCGGCAATCATACAGTTTGCGGCAGTCGGGGCAGCTATTGCCGGTGTTTCTCTTGTCATTGAAGATTTTATTACTTGGCTACAGGGCGGAGAAAGCGTCATCGGGGATATTGTAAACGCTTTTTCAAATTGGATGGACAAATTCCCTGAATTAAAAGAAGACTTAAAATCGGTCGGGCAGGTTTTTGCCGATGTGTTTAACGCCATACCGGGCTTAATAGACAAGTGCATTGATAAAATTGAAGATATGTTCCCGGTTATAAACAAGATTTTGAGCAGCTTAGGGAAAGTTATTGATTTTGTATACAAGGGAGCAAAAACAGCGGGCGAAACTTTGACGGAGGGTGCGTTAAAAGTCTTTGGCGGCTATGAGGGGCAGGGAGCGCGTGAAAACGCGCGCAGGGGCGAAAAAATCCTGCCGCAATTAACGCAAGCACAAACGGAAAAGCAGGACACAAGCTTAAAAGACGGCGTTATTCAGCTTTTGGGTTTTGGCGGGGAAAAATCGGGAAGCGGCAAAAATATGATACAATTACCGAAAGCCGAAGACATTGACCGTATGTTTGCCGAGTATGACAAGGCACGCGCGATTCCGTCAATAGATTTGACAATTCCACCGCAGGCACAGCAGCAAGCGGGCGCGGGAAAAGGCGTAGTAAATAACAACCAGACCATAACGATTATGACCGGAGCAGACGCGCGCAGCGTTATTCAGGCAATGCAAACGGAAATGCCGGACGCAAACGTTGTTTCTTCCGGGACGTATGGCAGTTTTATCGGGGGTTATTAAAAGATGAGTTTAATCAATGCAAACGCGATTTTAAACATTTTCGGCAGTAACGCCCTTATATCAAGCCAGACGTTAGGCGATGTTTCCGCCGATGTGAAAATCAGCGAAGTTCATCAATACGAGGCGGACGTTACGACAACCACGCTTGAAAACGGCACGCAGGTATCCGACCACGTCATCACGCACCCTATACAGGCAACGTTAAACTTTGAGATGACAAACAGCGGCTACGGGGCTTTGTTTGGCAGCCGGGCACAAGATGTTTTTGAAACGCTGGCGGCGATTGTGGAAAATCGGGAGCTCGTTACCTTAACGACCGAACACGCCATTTATGACAATATGATAATTAAAAGCTTTAATCCCTTGCACCGCGCGCCGTATAAAGGAGCTTTGCAGATTGCCGTAACCTTGCAGCAAATAAACTTTGTTTCGGTTGATTTGGTAACCTTGCAGAGCAACGGGACAACAGCCGGGGGTTTAAATACGTCTTTGGCGGGAATGGTAGACAGCGGGCGCGCAACCGCGACTTATGTCCCGGAAGTCAACAGTTCGGTTTTAAGCGACTTCAAAAACAATTTATTCGGGGGTTGATATGCCATACTTATTACCTTTTGACAACACGCCGAGCGCAAGAAAAACAATCATATTAAACGAGATGTCGCTTGTTTTTGAAGTGAACTATTTTCCGAATATTCAATGTTGGCTAATGGATATATACCAACCGGCAGAAAGCGACACGGAAACAAACACGCCGGTTGTAACCGGGATAAACTTGCGCACCGGTGTTGATAATTTGATTAAGGGAAAATGCGAGCTTTTAAACGGGTGGGCAATCAATGTTGCCAGCCTGACGGGAAAAGAAAACAACACGCCTGACAGTTTGGGGAATGATTGTTTTATTGTGGTTTATATTCCGGGCGAAACGGTGCCGGTTTCTTTTGAGGATAAAAAACTTGATTAACTTTAAGCGAAATTTGGAGTTATTAGTTGGCCCGTTGAAAGATTATCAAGGGGACGGCAACAGCCAGCAGGCAATACGGATATTGTCTGACGGTTCAACTTCAACTTTGCGCATTAAAGCCAATATCACAAAAAGTATGATAAGTATTCCGAACGCAAGCCAGATTACGATTTACGGGCTATCAAAAGAAACAAGAAACAAGATAATGCAGAGTCAAGCCAGTATCCGGCTTTATGCCTGGTATGACGGGCAACAGAAAGAGCTTGTTTTTCGGGGCGGGATTTTGAATTGTGTTGTTAACCGTGAAGACACGGACATACCGATAACGTTAATATCTTTGGACGGACAGGGCGGATTTATGCGGGCGCCTGTTTCTTTATCATACACAAACGGGATACAGTTAAAAGACGTTGTTAAAGACGTTGCCGGAAAAATACCGGGTATAACGATTGACGATAGCCGGATTGATGTTTCGGGGCAAGTGGGCTTTTCCGGTATGGCATACGCCGGAGGGGCAAAAGAATTTTTAGACCGGCTGGGCGGACAATACGGCTTTAGCTGGAGCATTAACAACGGCGTATTTGAGGCAGTAAGCGACAAGCGCGGTTTTAATGTAGAAACTTTGCTGGGCGCGGGGGTTTTGATAAAAGCCTCCCCCATTCTATCCGGACCCGCGCAACAGCAAATAGGGACTGACATTCAGGCGCTATACGTCCCGGGTGTCAGCCCCGCTCAATTTGTCCGGTTGCAAAGTTCAATAAATACGGAATTGAACGGGCGCTATAAAGTCCATACAATGAACTTGAGCTTAGACACAAAATCGGACAGCTGGACAATGAGCATTCAGAGTTACAAACAGGGGTAAAATTATGGATTACAGCATAATAAAAGACAAGGCGGAAGATTTTAAGGTGTCGCTGCAGCGGTTGTTGCCGACAATGATAAACACGGCAATACCGGGAATAATTGACCAGTTGACTGTTGGCGATGATGGTGTGCCGCGCGTTTCAGCATATACGGCAATCCGGTTGAAATTTATAAACCCAGACACGCAGGAAGTTCAATATATAGACAGTCCGAAGATAACAAACATACCTTTGTCGGTAAACCAGTGCGAGGGGTTGGGTTTATCAATCACAATGCCGGTTTTGCACGGGCAGCTTTGCACATTGATATTTTCGCAGCGGAGCTTGGACAATTTTGCCACGACCGGGCAGATAAGCAATCCGACCAGCGGGGAAGACGCGGCATTGTGCACAGTTCGTTGTTTTGATTATACTGACGCGATGTGTTTTCCGGGCGTGATGACTCCGGCAAACAGCATACAAAACTATTCACAAACGGCTGTTGAAGTGAGAAACGGAGACGGGAGCGTTAAATTATCGGTATATCCGGAAAGCTTGAGTTTAAAACAGGGTGAGGCAACAATTCAGATGTCCGGTAACAATATCGCGATGAACGCCGGGACGATAACGATAAACGGACACACGTTCACAAGCTCATCAGTTGCGCTCAATTCGCCGACAACGATAAACGGAACGGACTTTGATAGCCATTTACACACTGGCGGCACAACGCCAACCGGAAACACTGGCGCAGTGGTTAAATAAATACTTATTTTGTGATTTTTTCACATTTTCCTTGCAAAAAGTGTGTATTTTCCCGCATTTTTGGTAAATAAAAGTGTGAAACTTTATCTTTTTTCATCTTTTGAGAAACATACTACACATATATATTTTTTTAATGCTCTATGGTGAATTCTTGAGTAAAAGTCATAAAGTATCCTAGGGAGTGTAAAAAAACAAACTCCCTTTATACTTTACAACTTTAGCTCGATTCTATGCTCTACGGAGCCATCCTCTCGTTTTTAGTCAGTTTATCGTTTCCGCTCAACCGAATAAAACAGAGATAAACATCAGTTATATCCAGCACCCCAACCGCCGGAAAAGCAAATGCGCCGTATCCTAGTTGTCCACCTCGGGGAATCGCTTATGTGGACTTTTTTAAGACAGTAAGCCGTATTCGCGCCGTAAAACCTGCCCGAGACGAAAAACGAAAATAAAACTTGACATATTAGGAAAATGTAATAGTATTATCTTGTTTTTAGTCAATATGATTATTATCATATTAAAATTTAAAGTCAATAACTTTTCGGAGTTGTTGGCTTTCTTTTTTTGCTTATATTCATAACAGCGATTTTTTTTACCATACAGCGCATACTTTTAAAATTATGATAGATTTATTGTAAAAACGCAAAATCACGCGCCAGCGATAAAAAAAGCAGGCTTATTCCGTATCGTTTTCTTTTTGCCAACTTTCAATCAAATTTAAACAAGCCTCGTATAGTGTTTTAAAATTGTCCATCGTTACCCCCGTTGTCAATGAATAGGCTTTCGGATTTTTTAAATAGAACTTCAAATTCTCCTGTTCTCCCGCGTCTGTTCTTTGCTACGATTATTTTGGCTTTACCTTTGACGCGCTCCATTTCTTCAAGCCATTTGTTGTATTTTTTCTCTTCCGTTTCTTCCGGCTTTTGTAACATTAACAGGTTTTCCGCTGTATAAACGAACATTACAAGGTTAGAATCCTGCTCAATACTGCCGGAGCCGCGCAAGTCCGACAATATCGGCGATTTAACGTCACGCCCGGCGTTGGAACGGTTTAACTGACTTAACAACAGAATCGGAATATTTAATTCTTGCGCGATTATTTTAACTTTACGCGATAAGTAGGTTAAAAGCGCCAGTTGGTCTTTAAACCGCTTTTCGGAGCGTAAAATATGCAGGTGGTCAATAATTATCAAACTTAAATCTTTTTTTCCGGCGCATATTGCCGATATTTTTTCAACAGTGATATCCGCGTCGTCTATAAATTCAAGCGGCAACTCATTTTCAAGACTTTTAGACTTTTCAACAACCGCGTAAAATTCTTCTTGAGTGATTTTTGAAAAATCCGATATACGCAGGGAAGAACATACAAGCCTCTTGTGCATTTCTACCTTTGTCATTTCAAGGGAAAAATATAAAACATTGCCGCCTGCTTGCGCTATTTGCGTTGCAATATTCAGCGCCAGTGTGGTCTTTCCGCCGCCGGAATAACCGCCCAGCGTGATAAGTTCACCCTTTTCAAAACCGCCGATAAGCCGGTCAAGGCTTGGAAACCCGGTTTTAACTACCCGCGGGTTGTCTTTGCCCTGATATTCAAGTTCGGCGTCGGCTAAAAATCTATCCGAGGCGTTTTCTTCGGATTTTGGGAATAATTCAAAATGCTCAATCTCAAAAGCTTTTGTTACGTCTTCGGTTGTGTATAGCTTTTGACCGGCTATTTTTGCAAGCTCCCGTTCTTTCCAGTCTTCTACCAACTTTAAGGCGTAACAGTCAAACATTATCGGTTTTGAAAACTTTGTGTCCCGATTAAGCTCAAGCAGTAACTGAAAATTTACTTTTCCTTTTAAGACGTCGCGCAGGCTTAACAAATCAAAATTTCCCAGCTCTACCATTGCAGAAAAAATTTCTCTTGCCGTTGCGTCCGGCAAAAATTCAGCCTTAAAATTTCCTTTAAGTCTTGTAAAATTTTCAGGGAAAGCGACAAGCTCACTTAAAAACGTGTATTCAGCCTCATTCATTTTTTTACTTCCAGTCCGAAGTTGCCCACCTTATTTCTTCCTCTTTATCGGCGTAACCGCCCTCAACAGCTTTTTGCCATTTTGATTTTTGCAGGAAAAAGTCAAAATCGGCTCGCCACTTTCCCGAATCTCCACGCAAAAAAGAGCTTTCGTCAAGAGCTTTTTCCATCTGGTTAATAAACTCATCAAAACCACCAGCGTCTTTTATCCGTTGTTTAAGTTTGTTTTTTCTTTCATCGGTCAAGATTTTTATTTGAGATAAACCGTATTTTTCTAAAACAGAATTGATTTTTTCAATGTCAAATTCACGAAAAACAATTTTATTGTTTTTTAAATATAATTCTTGTTTATGTTCTTGTTCTTCGTTTACGTTTATGTTTATGTTTAGGATATCGTTCGGTATCCGGTCGGTATCGTTCGGTATCCGGTCGGTATCGTTCGGTATCCGGTCGGTATTATTTTTTTCTTTCCAGTAGTTTCTTGATATTTCACCGTTTTTTTTGCAACGCACATTAAAATCTTCAAATTCTTTGTCAATTTGTGATTTTATAAAACGCCATACGCCGCAATCAACGTCAATATTCGGATATTGTAAAATTGCCTGAAAAATAGCAGCTTGTTTTTCAACGGGCAAGTCTGATAAAAGCTCCCACCATTCAGGATAGATACGCGGAGAAAATTGTTTTTTCATCTCTTTCGGCTTTCAAAAAGGTGGGGTTATAGCGTGTAACCATTTTTGCCGAAAGAGTTATAATATTTTGATACTATAACCCCATTGTTAAAATTTATCTTTCGGCATCTTTAACTTTATAACAAAAAAAGTTAAAGTAAATTTAAAATTGAGTTATAAACAAGGGCGGATTTTTCCTGTTGATAACTTTTCTTAAATTCCTGCATATTTACAAAAGCGCTTTTGCTTGTTAATCTACAATCAAGAGGGCAAAAGATGAGTGTTGATATTTTGATAGACCCGGCAACAAACGATATAGCGCACCGCAACGGTTTAATCCGTTATGCCGTAAGTGGAAACGAAACGGCGCAGCGGGTTATTACGCGTATTCGCCGCTTAAAGGGCGAGTGGTTTATTGATACGACCGCCGGTATGCCGTATATTCAGGATATTTTAGGCAAGCGGGATATTAACTACTTCAAACTTTTGCTTAGAAAAGAGATTTTAAATACTGACGGCGTGCAGAGTATTAACAACTTCCGCTTGTCTTTTAACTCAAAAACGGGGCATATATCCGTATATGTTGAAATTAAGGTTGACGGGAAGTATATCCCGATTGTGCAGGAGTTTACGCTATGAGTGCAAACGTTTACGGTATGACTTCAACGGGCTTTAAGCCTAAAAGGCTCCGCGATTTGCTTGACGAAACAATGGCAGATATTCGGGCAATCACGGACGAAGATGGGCAAGCCGTATTTATTAACGAAACGGACGACAGCATAATCGGGCAGTTTAACGCGATTGTTTGCGAGCAGCTTGCCGATTGCTGGCAACAAGCATACGCCGCCAGCACGCAGTTTGACCCGCTTAACGCTTTCGGCGTGGCTTTGCGTTCGCTTGTTCAATTAAACGGCATTGTTCCGGCTTATGGTTCAGCAACACAAATAAACGTTACTTTGACCGGGACTTCCGGCACGGTTGTTCCTGCCGGTTCGCAAATATCTGACGTTAACGCAAACACGATTTTCAGCTTGAATAGTGATGTTGTTATCGGCAGTGCCGGAACAGGGACGGGAGTCGCCACTTGTAACACGCTCGGCGAAATTAACCCGGCAAACAACACGATTATTCAGATTTTAACCCCGGTTTATGGCTGGCACAACGTAACAAATACCAGCGTGGCGGTGCTTGGCGATGACCCGGAAACGGACAACCAACTGCACATCAAACAGCAACGCGAAACGTCAAATACTTCATATTCGCAAGTTGACGCGCTATATGCCGGAATAACAAACCTTGCCGGGGTTGATTACGTGCGTATATACCAGAACTGGACACTTGAAACGGACGACAAGGGAATACCGGCAAAAACGATTGCCGCTGTTGTTGACGGAGGCGACACAGAGGCGATTGCAAATGTTATGTGGCTTAAAGCTCCGATGTTGTCAAACTATGCCGGAAATTTGGAGCATCCCGTGACAATGTTTGACCGATTCGGGCTTGCCTATCAAATAACATTTTACCGCCCGGAAAAAGTCCCGGTGTATATTGATTTGGATATAACCATAACAGACGCAAGCATTTATCCGGCGGATGCCTACGACCAAATAAAGCAAAATATTATTGATTATGCAGCATATGGGCTTAATTCTTCAAATGGTTTTCCGCCGGGCTCTCCGGTTATCTACAGCCGCCTTTATACGCCGATTAACGAAGTCCCGGGCTTTAAAATAAATCATCTTTATATCGGAACGAGTGCAAGCCCGACCGGGACAAGCGACCTTGAAATGGACTGGCTGCAGGTTGCAGAGTTTACCGCAGACAATATCAATATTGAACAATCGGTGGGAGCTTAAAAGCAATGGCGGAAGCGCTAAGCAAATTAAAAATTGATTATAGCGAAGTCCGCAAGGATGTTGTTGCCGCCGGGCTTGACCGGATTTTGGCACAATACAAACATTCATATTTGTTCAAACAGCTTTTGTCTGTATGGCTTAAACAATGCCAACAGCTATATGACGCGATTATTGATTTGCAGGAATACCGGACAATCTATTCGGCAACCGGGGACACGCTGGACGGCTTGGGGCGGATAGTCGGCTCAAACCGGCAGAATTTCAATTATTCGGACACATATTATTTTACACCGGACAAACCGGGCGTAGGCTGCGACAACGGCTATGCTTGGTGTAAAAATGCGCCGCAAGCCGGTATATCTATGCAAAACGATGATTTATACCGCAATTCAATTTGGCGTAAAGCCATATCAAATTTTGTTAAGTTTGGCAGCGTCCCGGAAATTCAAGACGTTGTTTCCGCCTATATGGACGAGCCCGTTGGATTTGAAACAACAAACCCGTTTACGGGGACGCTTGTTGTTTCTGCAGATATCGGCTTGACTATTTTGGAGATTTTAACTTATACTCAAAACACAGAACAGGTTGAACACCAGTTCCGTATACCGTATCCGACAACAACAGATTTTGAGGGCGTTGTCTTTTATGTTCCGCAAAATGCCTTTGCGCCAGACCGCGAGGGAGTCGGGGCAGACAATGGGCGCGCCGCCGTAAGAGGGAGAGTTTAAACGATGGTAGATACAAGAACAGTTACATTGCCGGCAATTTGGGCTGATGACGCTATAACCGAGATTCCTACGCCGCCGATTGCAAATACAACCTACCGCAACACGGATTTAGGCTCAACCGAACTGTTGCAGGGCTGGCCTTATCAAAAAATCGTTGACTCTGCCGACTTCAACCAGACGTTGTGGCTTATATCAAACCTCGTCAAAAGTTGCGAGCAATATGGCATTATGCCCTGGTGCGCGTCAACAACATACAAACAAAACGGAATTTGCCTTGCCTCAAATGGAATTTTCTACTGGGCGAAAAAGGATAACACCGGCGTAAACCCGGTAACTGATTCCGGTATGACAAACTGGGGCGTATTCTTAGACCCTGGCGATAACTTCGTTACAGAAACGGTTTTGACGAGTCAAATAAACCTTTGCGAAAAGCTGGCAAACAAGACGCAAACTTTGTCCTCTTCATCCACCTCAACTCAATACCCGTCGGCTAAAGCCGTTTATGATAATATTAACAATCTGCAAACATCACTACAATCGGCGATTAGCGCAATACAGGCGAACTACGTTACCACGAACACCGAGCAGACGATAAAGGGGACAAAAGTTTTTAACAGCGCTTCACCGATAAAGTTGGGAAAAGCAGGCGGCACATATACAGAAATTCAATATACTTCTGACGGTTCAGCTAGGCTTGGCGGTTTGCGAAACATTAGAGAGGGCAACTCTGATAATATGCAGATGTATGTTGCGTCCAAAGACGGCGCCAGTATCCTCGGTTCAATTCAGTTAAACAGAGATGATAATAACGGTATATTGGCATCTGCCCCGCACCCTGCCGCGTCTACCAACTATAATAATCCTGCAATTATGACCGCAGGACGAGCTGCTGACCCGTCACAGAATTTTAATCTTCTGCACCGCTCCGGAAACGAAAGTATAACCGGAGTAAAGACCGTAGAGAACAACAATCCTGAGTTTGGGTTTAAAAACACTCTTGCAGATATTAGCAATAAACCATCTGCCCTTACTAACAGCACGTTATTTTTTTTAGATAAAAACGGTTTGTATACTGGCGAGATTAGAAATGAATTTTCCACGACAGGGTATTCAGAAACAGCAATTTATACGAATTCTAAAACTAGTGGGACTGCAAAAACATCATATATAAAAGTTGTAGTTAATGAAAACGGCGAAGTATATGCAACTTGTCCAACACCGCCCAGAGCTGATGACAATTCAACAAAGATTTCTAACACTCAATGGGTAAACAGTCGCATAACGTCTATTATGAATAATAAGTTACAGGTAGTTGCAAGCTTGCCATCAAGCCCGAATGCAGATACATTTTACTTTATCCCGGAGGATTAAAATGACAGTTCACATCGGGAGCAAAATTTATACGGAATATAAAAAATATACTTATGCCAGCTGGACAATGCCCGTTTTGGCAGAAAACGGCACCGTTGGCAGCTCTTCATACGCTGCTCGTGCCAGTTCTAAATATTCTGTCCACGATCCGTGGAAAGCATTTAACGGTACGAACATTAACGAAGAAGATTGTTGGGAAGCTGCAACAAGAAATACATCGCAATGGCTTGAGTTTTATTCTCCTGATACGTTAGAGCTTAATACCATTAAATTTACGAATAGAAGACAACAATACGTTACCGTTTTTAATCCTATTCTTGTTACTGGGTCAATAGACGGGGGAAACTATTTTGAAATAGGACGTATAACGCCCCCGTCGGCTACTCAAGACGCACAATATACATTAACGGTTAGCAGCCCTAAAAATAAGCATTGCAAATACATAAGGTTTCAAACCACAAGCGACGGTACCCTTTTGGGCGACGGCTCAGCCCGCCCAAATTTTGGCCGAATTGAATTTACCGGGAAAAAGGTTACAGGAACAACAAACGGCTCTGCGTCTGATTATGATTATACAGTTTTTCACGACGGAAAAATTGAGGATATTTATTTTGGCAAAACTAAAATCGGAAAGATTTATAAAGGCTCAACTCTTGTTTATGCCTCAACCGTTCCAGATACGGACTTTTTAAAACAGCCTGATTTTGCAAAAGCAGTGCAATTCAATCAAGGTCAATCATATCAAGCAGATGTTGATTGCTGGTTATGTATAGGTAGTAACCGAACAGGAGGTAACGACCCATATTTGGAAATATGCCCAGATTCTAGCTTTGGTAGTAATACCGTTAGAGTATTTATGATGACGCAAAGGGCGGGTATTTCATTCCCTTGTGGTGGCACAATGATTCCGTTAAAAAAGGGTTGGTGGTATCGTTCAATTAATTTAGTTACTGTTCTTTTAAAAATACCTTGCGTGGCAACAGGTGGAGGAGTTCCATATAAACACCGGAACGGGCTAGTAAAAATGCCGAACTACACAACTGGCGTATCTGTTGCGCAAAATACTGTTATGCAAGCGGCTACTGATATTTGGCTGTATAGCAGAGGCAGCACCCGCAAGATAGAGGTGGGGAAAACATCGTCAGCATTTACAACAATAGCTGAGGGGGTGCATAGTGCAACCGAAGAACCATCAACATTGGTATTCATTGAAAAGGGTTTATATTACCGCACAACTGGAACAGATAACCGATTTTTTAAATGTTTGGAGTAATGAGAAATGGCGAGTTATCAATCATATTGCTTAAAGCCTGATTACTTTACGGGAGTTAGTGGTTGGGCTAATTCGTCCACAAACGACCAGTGGCTGATAAAAAACAGAGGTACGTTAGTTACGTATAAGCAAATTACCCAAACTCGGGCTGGCGATGTCAGCAGTGTTACATTGTTCTCATCGACTTTACATTATAACAGAGATGAGCCGCACGGGGCTTTTATGGGGTTTATTCAGAAAAATATAAATATAGCTGTTACAAATAACCAAGGCTATTCAACATATTTTCAGTGTAAAGGAGTTTAAAAAATGCAAATGTATTCTAAAATTATAAATGAAAAAACGAACGAAGTCCAAGTTGGATTTGGAGATAATAAAGAATATTTTGAAACTCTTGGAATGGAACTTAAAGAAGTTGAACAGTGCAAGACTTCCGGTCGCTGGTATACCACCGGAAAAATGCCAGTAGATGAAAAATCAGCAGATTTAAGAGCGCAGAGGGACGATTTATTGTCGAGCCTTGATTGGATAATTGCACGCTATAACGAGCAGAAAACACTCGGCGTTGAAACGACCGATTCGGAGCAGGATTTTATTGACCTTTTGCAATATAAACAGTATTTGCGGGATATTACAAAAGATCCTACTTTCCCGGATATTCAGATTAAAACTTTTGAAGAGTTTAAAACGAATAAGGGATAAAATATTTTTCGCCAAAAGTTATTTCTGCTTTTTGACCGGCTCCGATAGGAACAATTATTGAAGTTTTATCTTGCGAATCGTAGAAAAAACTTCTTGCAACTTCTACCCCGTCAATAGTTACAGTACAAGTCCCTTTGCCGGTATTTATGACAGATAATATACCGGCAGAGGGGGCAGTAAAGGAATTTTCTATTGTCTGTTTTTTAGCCACATCAAGCTTAAAACTATTCATAATAGACGTTATGCGCCCGCTTTTAATTTCTCAACAAAATTGATTGCATCATCAAGCCCGCGCCAAATTGTATACTCAAAGCCTAGTGTCTGGACTTTCTGTTCAAATTCCCGTTGCGTGTCCGATTGCCGGCCGGTTGCGGTTTTTATCTCTACAAAATAGGTTTTTCCGGCGTGCAGGATAATTAAATCGGAAACACCGGAACGAACGCCCTCGGCTTTTAATTTTGCCGCGACAACCGGATTCCGCCACCCGCCATTAGGAACGGCAAAAAAAGTAAAATCTTTGTGCGCGTTTTCAACAAGCTTTAAATATTGTGCAATGGTGCACTGTATTTTGTGTTCTTCATCGTGTGGCTTTTGGCGCACGTTAAGCCCGCTTTTTTTTAGTTCCAGCGCCCAAGGGTTATTTTTTGGCATAATCTATCCTTTTATAAAATAAAACCCCTCTATCGTAAAATAAAGGGGGCTTTGTGTAGGTATGGTTTGTTAAGATAATAATATGGTGATATATACTTTTTGGCTGATTTTCTTTATTTCCACCCAACGCGGGATAGCTTGCGCCTATACTCAAGCTCCCGCCGGATTGCCGCTATTTGCTCGTTTATTGTCATTTTTTAGCCTCGTCTTTGTTGTTTTCCGGTTGCGGTGTCTGATTAAATAACGGCTCTGGCTCTTCAAAATTAACTCCGGGTTTGCCGCTTTCGTCATCGTCAAGCTGAATATTGCCGTAATCAATCGGCATATTTTCAAGCCCGGCGGTTAAGTCTTGATTGTCAACATATTCAATTTTTCCGTCTTTTTCTGCCGATTCGTCTTTTATAAAGCCGGTTTGCATTTCAAGCGACATTATACCCCACTTGCCTAAAAGCTGACGCAACATCGTTTTAAATGCCATTTGGTCAAAATTTTTACTCCAAAAGCTCTCTTTTTTATCGGCTTTTAAATCGTATTTATAGCTCTGCGAATAGGTTTTGGCGTGTTCTTCCATTTTGGATTTACTCCAGTATATTGTTTTTTTAAACCCGTTTAAAAGCTCAAAATATGCCATATATCCGATGACTTCCCGCTTTTCCCGCTCTTCTTCATCAGCAATAAAGGAAAATAAAAACTTGCCGGTGTATTTGTCGCGTCCTAAAAACTCGCCTTGCCGCACTTTCATAACGTCTAAATCTGCATATTGCCCGGAACGTAAGGCGAGCTGGATATATCCTTTATATCCAAGTTGAAAAGTTGCTACAACCCGGATTAAATTGCCCCTCTTGTCTTTTTCCTTAAATGGAACAATGTAGTAATATCCTAGTTGCGGACTCGGCGCAAGGTTTAAGCTTTCCCCGGTTAATCCTGCAGAAAATATTGTTGAATGTTCGCAAGCCGCAAGCTGCGGGTTTGTTGATACAGCCGAAACAATGTGCGTAATAAATGATTGTCCGCGCTCTCCGCCTATAACATCGGCTACTTTTTGCTTTACCGCTGTTGTTGCCATAAATGAAGAAAAGTTGCCGCTTTTTGCTGGTTTTTGTAAACTCATTTTTTTACACTCCTTTAAAAAATGTTAGCGTTGAAACATAGTTAAATATATCCAGATTTTAAATAATGTAAAGATGTTTTTTTATTTTTTAACAATGACGTTATCGGACAATAAAAACAAGGCAGCCACCTGACAGCCGCCTTGCTCTTGTATAAACACTAACTATTTAAAAGAATGTGAAGTGACTAACAATTTCAACAATGATTGTTTACATCGCCTCAAGTTCTTTGTCAATCTCATTTATGCGTTGTGCATAACTTTTCATTTTTTCAATCTGTTCGGCGTACTCCTCAACCGTAGCCCTGCCGGTAGCAATCTTAACGCCGATATAGTCCATTGAGCGAAGTTTGCCGTTTAATGCACTCTTTTCGTTTTCAAGGTCGTTTTTTTTCTTGTCAGCGTCATATTTTGCCTTTTCTTCATCCGTCATACTCTCGTAGTGGATTTTCTCAATATCGGCAACTTTTCGCACCGTGTAGCGGTTTTTCCAGCAGTCAATCGTATATTCGCCACCGTTTTTATTGCACGCAATCGCACAAGCCGTATAAAGTGCATAACGTTCTTCTGTTTTATATTCATCGCTGCCGTTAAAGTGGTCTTCAAAAGAAACATCATATTCCGTATAAGGCTTATTAAGCTTCATAACGGCAACTTTACCGTTGACAATATCAAAATCCGCCCACTCCGTATGTTTCGGATATTCCGGCGCTGCCGTTTCAATAACTTCATCAGTCATAAGTTTAAACTCCTATTTTTGGTTGCAACCGCTTTTATATTACCCGGTTTTCGGTTGTAGTCAATACGAATCGCATATCGTCTATTATGAATAC